GGATAGTCCATCTCGCCGCCTGTGCGGTCGACAAGAAGGAACTCGTCTGGAGTGTTCTTCTGAACTTCGGTTGAGCATGGCAAACCGATTGTGGTATGTGCCCACTTGATGACGTGCTCCATTGAGCTGAATATCATGATTACCCCCTTGCTGCCTTTTGCAGCGTGTTATGCAGAGCATTTGAGTTGATTGCGTGTACGCTTGCTGTGTGAACAACAGCATGAGCGCGGTTCTTGCCGACTGTGACTTTCACGCCATAGTCCTTCGCACCATACATTGAAGCGGCACGAGCTCGTATCTTCTCTGCACTCTTACGTAAGACTTCCTGCGTCTTAGCACCAGTTAAGATTGATGTCAGCTTGTTTGCTTTATAGATCATCTTGACTGTGCCACCAGCGTTAGAAGCCGTGAACTGCCTAGCCATCTACAACTCCAAGCGGTACCAAGCAGCTCCATCTCCAACCCTTTGGAATCATCTGTTCTGGGAAGTCAACCGGAGCGCCAACAACGTTGAACCAACGCTTCCCATCCGGACTAACCTGAGCACGTCTGAGACGCTCTGCCCATCCTCGAGGGAAGTAAGCAGTCGCTGTGACTTCAACGCCTTCAGGTCTACTCACTTCTAGGTCCTTTGGCTGGAATGGCGCAAAGAGACATCCTGGAACGCTTATTGGCTCTGAATACGTAAATGACTCATTGCCAAATCGGTCGGTGCCAGATGATGTGCGCTCCTTAACAAAGAGCGTCATTGTTGGCTTCATTAGTCCTCCTTTGGAAGAGGGTTAGCAAATACTGCGTACCCCTCATCAACTCCAAGAAGTGACTTCTCAAACGATGTGAAGTAGATGTCTCCTGTTGGATTTGAGTAAGACACTGAGCCACCAAAAGGTGACGCAGTCCAAGACTGCGATTGCACACCAATTGGTGTTTCTGAGCCAGATTGAAGAACTCGGATTGCCACCTGGCAAACAACAAGCTTCAGAACAGCTGGGTCCTTAGACTCAACGTCACAGAGAGAGCTAACAGCAGCAGAGATAAGGGAGAGCAGGTTCTCTGCCCTCCCTTCTTCTGTTGCTTCAAGAGTTGGAAACATTGCTTTTAAATCGCTCAGAGTTGCGAAGGGCTTATTCTGCCCTGCCATGATTAAGCGCTCTTAAGAACTGCAAAGCCCTTAGGGTCAATGACTGCGTAAGAGTAAACAACTTCTGCGCGGTAAGCTACCTGGCCAAGGCGCTTGAGGTCGCCGAGTCCGTCTGGGTCGCCAGTCTCGATGGTCTCAATGTTGATGTCACGGACAATGCCCCACTTGATGAGGTTGAAGTCGCCCATAACTGCAAGGACCTTGGTCGCAGTCTTAGCGAGAGTACCGGAGACGGTGTTGGAAGTTGCAGCTGCAAGGCCATCGACTACGCCAGTGTTGAGATTGATTGGAATCTCTGGGAACATGCGCAGGCCAGTGTTCTTAACACGAACCTTACGCAGGCTGGAAGCGTAAGCCTTAGAAAGACCGATACCAGAGATAGAGTAGCCTGGGTCAACTGCATCAGCGAGTGCGTCAAGGTCAGCTGCTGGGTCAGTGGTAGCAGTGACAGCGGTTGCACCAGCAGTCAGAGCGGTCAGACCGGTTGCAGCCATACCAGTTGCAGGGTTGAGAGCGTGGAAGACGAGATAGTCAAGACCACGGCCAAGAGCAGCAGCAGACTTGTCAACGATTGCGTCAACAATCTGAAGCTGACTGTCCTCGTCTGCCCACTGGACCTCGTTAGAGAAGCGGACAGTGACAGAGAGCTTCTTGATGATGTGGTCGACTGGCTTCAGACCGACAGTCTGAGAAGAGTGCTGCGTGGACTCGCCGACAATCTCGGCTTCTGGGTCCTGAGTGAACAGGATGGAAGCGCGGTTGGCAAAGATTGCTGGAGAAGAAGCAGACAGAGTCTGAATGACGGAAGTGTCTGCAACCTTAGAGACAAGGTCCTTTGCAATCTCAACAGGGAGCTTAATGTTAGTAGTGTTTGTTGCTGGCATTGTTAAATCCTTTCTTAGTTACCAAATAATTGACGTGCAAATTCAGCTTTTGCGGAGTTATCTCCTGCTTCTGTGGTGAACTTGCCAGGGTGTGGAGCTTTTACTCCTGATTTAGGCTTTAAGTGCTTGACGAGTACTTCTGCAAACTGGCGCATGTCCTCTTCTGTGGAACCCACAACAAGCTCTTCTGGTACATTGAACTCAGACGCAATCTTTCTCTTCATTGAGGCTTGTTCCTCACGGGTCTTATAGCCCTTTACTGCGTCTTCTGCTTCCTGTGCACGCTTCTGTGCTTCTGCAAGCTCCTCTGTGGCCTTAGAGTTCTCCTTAGAACGCTTCTCCCATTTGCGTGCCTGGGCTTTCCAATAGTCGACAGTGTCAGTCTCATCAAGCTGTGCAGCTTCTTCTTTGACTTCCTCTGTAGTCTCTTGTACTTGCTCCTGCTCAGTAGTGTCTGGCATCTTGTGCCCCTTTCTTTTTTGTCCGTGCGGACCTAATAAAAAACCAGCTGTGCAGCTGGTTGATTACACCGATTGATTAGAGTCAGTATCTTGTTCTTGCTGTTTACGCTTCTGTTGCTCTTGGTATTCGAGCCACTTTGCGTAGTATTCCTTTGGGTTGTAACCGCCAACCTGTGTTCCAGGCTTGCCTGCTACAACCTTGCAGCGGCAGTGATCGTGATAGTGTCTTGTTGCGCCTTCTTTGGTGAAGTAGAAGCCATTTGCGGCCAGACGAGCGCAGAACGCACACTCATTGCCCTGTGGAACACGTGCAAACTTCAGTCCATGACGTGAACCTGCGTTTGTTGTGGTCCTGTTTGCTTGCTGCAATACTTCACTCTCAAGCAGGTTGCCGCACATCTCCAAGAACTCTGAAGCCTTGATGTCGTTGTGCGCGGCAAATTCTGCAATCTGCTCGCGATACTTATCGTTGACAAACATCGGAACATTCGCGAGGTCGGTATTACTCGCATGTTCACCACTTGTTTTATCAAAGAAATCAAGCGCAATCGAACCGGCTGCATCACCATACGTGAGTGTGACGCTTATCATCGACTTGTTGACAAGCTCAATAAACTCAACGTCATCCATGTCTGGCTTAATCTTCAGACCGGCTTGAATAAGTCGCTCAAGACTGGAGCGTGCTCTGCCTTGCAAGCGTGTCAGCGTTGCATGGTATGCGTCCATCTCTCTTTTACTGATGTTCATGGTTACTCACCCTGTGAAGCAGCTTTGACAAGCTCCTGCGAAGCGAATCTGCGTCTATCAGCCTGAAGCTCTGTGAGAACGTCATCCTTATAGCCGAGAGCGCGCAGTGGAACATCGGAACTTGCAAGCCACGGGAAGGTAGATACCTGCTTAGTGATGGCATCAGACATTGAGACGGGTGAAGGTGTCTCAGGGTTAGCGAATACTGCTGTAGTCTCGTTATCTCGCATGGCGCTGTAGAAGTCCAAATCATGTTTTACTGCGAGAGCCATAGCAGAGACATTGACAAGAGAGCGCTTGCAAGAAGCAATGTAGCTTGTAATGTCGATAATCGCGTCTTCCTGGTTAGCAATGATTGCATCTGCTGAAGTTGGGTTAGCAGAAGTGAAGCTCAACGATGAAAGAGGAACATTCGTTGCATCTGAGAACATAGAAGCCAAGAGCTTCATATAGTCACTGTGCGGCTGCATGGTAAGCTGTGGCAGCTGTCCATAGTTCGGAATCTGCTTGTTCTTGTTTGACGTTGCAATAAAAGTTGAACCAATGAACGCGCCAAAAGGTGAATCAGCAATCTTCTGAGCAACGCTAGCATCAGCTCCGAGCAGATACTTCTGTGGAGCAGAAGCAAAAGCGGCGGTTGCGCTCATGTTAAGAATCTCACGTTGTGCATCATCAACAAGGCTCATAACCGTGCGGCTAATGCGTGAAGTGCCGAACGGACGCTCAAGCGTTGAGTGGTATGCCACCGGCTCAACGGGTACACGGCCCATTGCGTGCGATTCCTCTGTGGCAAACCATCTGCCATTAAGCAAGCTAAGCGTAATGAACGTATCGTCTGTGAAGACGTAGACAAGCGTTGGAGTCTTGATGGACTGTGTTTTGTTCCACTCAGCGTCAACAACTACAAGAGCAGCTTCAATGCGCTTCTTAGCGTCTGACCAAATGGCAGATGCGGCCGTTGCAGGATAGCCGGAGATAACAACATCAGGCTCATTGAATTCTGGGTTGCCCTGGGTAACACTAATGAACGCAACTGAGTGCCTAAGTGAACTCATGACAACCTTACGAACCAAATTCTCTAAGTCATTCTCACGAGCAATAGTACGCAGTTCTTCTTTGACAGCTGTATCAGTTGCGTTGAAGTTCTGGAATTGCACACGATCAGCCCACCAGTTGACGCACTTTGCGGCCCAGTCAATCTTGGCATCAATCTTGGAAGCCAACTGAGGAAGAACAGAAACGCCTAAATCCTTAACTTTTACATTGCCGTTATAATAACGGTCTCTGAGAACATTCCTGGTATAGTGCTTACGCCAAACTGCCACAAGCTGAGAGACAACCTCTCTGTTCTCATCCGATAGACCAATGGCAGCAGCCATGGAAGCATCGAGTCCTCTATCCACTAGAAGAACACCTCGCCTTCATCTTCATCATCTTCATATTGTTTTGCTGCCCATGCAGCTAATGTGGCAGCTTCAACAACCGCTGCTCTCTCACCATCAAAGCCCCAGCCGCCAGTGCGACCGATGGGGCGCTTATAAGACTCAGTGACTGCCTTTGTCAGTTCGTCTTCTTCTGAGTCATCTAAGGAATCAGGCTTAAACCATGTAATTGAGCCTTCATTGACTGCATCGACAAAGTCAACGTTGGCCGTGATTAAGTCAGCAGCAGCTGGAATTGTCACATTGTCTTCTGGGACAGAATCAATAACACGTCTATAGAGCGACTCAGCGCCCGCTTTACCGTCAATGATGACCGGCACCGTTTGCGCCCGCTTTGTAACAAACTCTGCAAGTGCTTGCTTACCGCCGATTGTGGCCCTCTTATCTACAAGCTCAACGTGTGTGCTGTCGCCGTCTTTGATTGCAACGCATACAGCGAAGTAAACTCCATCAACTGAGAACTTCACTGCATATGCAGACGGCGCTCCTTGAGGTGGCGTGGATGTTGCGCATCTCTGCCAAGTCTCTTTGTCAATGAGCGGTGCTCCCGCACCTCCCGCAAGCTCTTGCGGAGTGAGCCATACGCCAAGACACTCCTGCGCAAACTGCAAACTATCCATCTGAGTTCTAAGAGCTCTGAGCGCTGTAATGTTCGTAATGCCCTCTACAAGTGAAGGCGCTGCTTGATACCAGCGCTCCTCATCTGTTACATCGCCGACTTCTTCAAGTCCATACTCAATCCAGGACGTCTCAATCTCGCCATGGTTATTGATGGTATCGGAGCGCATCTTGTCAAACTTATCAGCAGGAGAGCCGGCTCGCCTTGGGGTACCCATGTAAATGAATTGCGGGTTTTTATTAGGACCACTCGATGTAGTTGGCAACAAGGCTTGAACGTGCTCTGGCAAAAGCTCCTGTGCCTCGTCAACCACGATGATGTCGAACGTATTGCCAAGGTTTGCCGTCTTAGTACGGCAACTAAAAGCAATAAAGCCTTCCCCTTTGCCTTCTGCCTGTGGCTTGAAGGTAAAGCTTTCTTGTGCGGTCTTTGATGAGACTCTTAAGAGCGCATCGTTGAAGTACTTGATACCTCGCACCTCATCGTTTGGCTTTGTGCCTAAGATATTGCGAAAGTCCTCGAGCGTCTTAACTGTGGTGTTGTAATTGTGTGCCGTCCATAGAATGCGATACCCAAACATCATGGCAAGTGTGATGATGTACCACTCAACAATGGTCGTTTTGCCATTCTGCCTTGGAACTGACAAACCGAAGATGCGCTGAATGAACTGAAGGTCAGTATCAACTGCTGCGAGTATCTCAAGTGCTTTGATTTGCCACTGTGCAAATTCAAAGCCACCTTCTTTAGCAAGCGCAATGACAAGCGGTGCCAAAGATTTGGTATATGGCTTATAGATGCAATACCTAGGCTCCAACGACGAACTTGAGGGCTTGTGCGACTGCGTCGTCGTGCTTTGTCTCAACGACATCTGTTGCATCAGCTCCCTCCAGCTCAGCAATCTGCGTGACCGCTGCTCGATACTCTTTTGAAATTGCGGAAATGTTGCGTGGATCAGCAACGAGCATTTGCTCTCTGAGCAAATTGCGAAGCTCCTTTAAGCGCTCAATTGTGTTCTGTTGTTTGCGCTCTCTGAATGGCAGCGTGTGAGTTAGCGTCTCTTTGTCAGGGAGCTTCTCCATTGCTGTCTTTGCTGCATTGTTTTTCTGTTGGTACAAGCTGTAGTACTTCTGCACTACTCGCACGGAACGCCCAATGGTATCTGCAATAACCTTGTTTGGAACGCCATGGTCCTTAGCTTTTAGAATGTAGTTAATCTCAGTCTGCGAGAGTGTTGCTCCATGCTTGCTGTTCGCCATGCACGCTCCTTCCGTTCACGTGTGCATTCTCATTCGTAGCCAGCTATATTGCCCCGTCTGAAAAAATGGCTCT